CCATCAAGTCAACGGTTGACTGATAAGGCTTAAGGTACAGGTTACCTAGGACTAAGCAAGCACCCTTTGGTAACGAAACGGTAACAATTCTGCATCGTCCATCTGGTCATCGATGTCGCGCCTTAATGGATTATCGAGATCGTCCATACCTGCGACCGTTAACGGCAAAAGTCCCGTCCTTTTCTATGTGAATGATTGACACCTGGACACCCTTGGCATCTTCTTCGAGGATCAAGAATGCCTGTTGCCAGTTCATTGTGCCTTTGGTGTAAGCAGCTTTACGAATGTCCATAAGATGTCCACCCTCGAAGCCACGCAGAATGCGCCCTAATTTGCCCCCTGAAGCCTCTGTAAAGGCCGATTGACCAGCGCGGTGAGTGTGGCCACAGATCACGCTTAGCCCATGCCTACGGGCTGCTTCTAGGGCTGTAAGACCGGGCGTAGGTTTAATGGCCTGTTCATCTCCATGCACTGCAACATAACCTTTCGCAATGGGAAATGGCTTCTTATGATAAGAAATGCCCAGTTCATCAAGCTTCATAAACTTTTCAAAGCGCAGTTCTGGTAATGACAAAAATGCTGGGATCTTGTTCATGATCACGTTGTAAAGTCGATCAGTGTGATTCGACCTGATCATGTGCGCTTCTTTGGCATGTTGGGTCAATTCCCAAAGGACATCGACCGTCATGTCGCGATCACTAGCTAAGGTTTGCTCGTACCAGCCTGGCTTGTTTTCTGTCCATCGGCTGATCTGTGGGAGATCGATTTCATCTCCGAGAGTAACCACAGCATCGGGGCGAAACGCTTTAACAAAAGTCGCAACATTTTTGACTGCTACTTCATCGTGATACGGAACTTGTAAGTCTGGTATTACGATGGTTCTTTTCATTAGTCCTCATCATCGTCTAAACCCGGTAAACTGCTCGGGTTATCATTGATGCGTTTGGGCAATATCCATTCAGGATATGAGAACGGATCCATGATCATCGATAAACAAATGTCAACTGGAAAGCCAGCCTTACGCAAAGCCTTGTAATACTCATTAAGCCCTATACAGTAAGCCTCAAGTGGAGTGTAAGAGTCGTCAACTATTGACTTAGTGCGAGCTTTGCGCGGAGCCATGACTTTATTTTAGCGTTCTAAAAGTATGTTGTAAATCTCATCAACTCGCGTGTTGAGTCGCTTGATCTCGCTGAGCAAGTGTGTGATCACATAACCAGCCAATCCACCGATTGTCACAAGAGTGGCAATATAGAGCTGAAAGAACTCGGCCTGTGTCATTTTCTTCCAAGTTCATCTTTAGGATCCAAGTATCGCAATACCGGTGGAATGATTGATGCAAGGCCAGCAGCAATAAGTGCCTTAGGTTCTGTGACTCCAGCTGCATACATGGAGATTATTGCAACTAAAAATGCTCTGCCCCATGATGCTGCTGCGTTCTGTAAATCTTTCATTGTGATCCCCCGATCATAGGTATTTGAAGAAACTCACCATTAAGGTCAGCCGCTTGCGTAAACGAGATATGGCAGTGGTGATTATGTTTGTTGATGCCTGTGTATTTGCGCCACTTCCAAGAGAGTTTTGAACTGGCAATTTTGCCGTCAAAGATGATGTAGCTGATGCGCTTTGACTTATCAGACTTTGCAAAGATACGTATTTGATCCGCAAGATCTGGCATGAGGTCTGGTTTAGCCTTGCCTGAAAGATCTCGATCGACATCGATGGCACGAACCCAGCCGTTAGCATCAGGATTGTGATCTGAAGGGCGCGCGCTGTGTCGAGTATCGCCGATCCAACCATCAGAACTTCTATCTCGATCTCCGAAGGTGTCGTCAATCTGTTCTCTCAACTGGATCGCGCACTTAGAAAGTCTTGGCTTCATTATCCGAGCAGCAATGCAGCTTCTTCGGCAGTAATGCCTAACTTAGCCAATAGATCAGCTTTAGCATTGGCTTTGGCCGTTGCGTCTTCAATCTCTTTTGCGCGTTCAGCCATTATTGCTTTGTGCTGTTCAAATTCTTCATCGGTCATTTCGCGATCTATTGATTCATTAGTTTCACAATTTACGACAGTAATCATTGGTTTAGTCATTATTTAACCCCGTATAAGTAGACATTGCCTTGAGCAGTTGGAGTACCGCCCCAAGTAATTTTAGCCGATGTGATCGCTGCAATAGCACCCCATGCGCCACCACCAGCAGTTGCACCATTACCGCTTGATGCTGTCCAGCCAAGAGTTTTTGCCATTGTGCTTGACGCGTAGCGCGGAATGCGAATAGCAATAGATCCACTTCCAGACCCGGCAACAAATCGTAAAGAACCACACAGAGCAATAGACCCAGAAGAAGTTGAAACTAATACTGTATTGGCGTTTGCTGCTTGCTGATAAGCATAAGAAAATAAAGTAGTTGCATTGTTAAATGTCAAAGTTTGCGCGCTGCCAGAGTTTTCATAAGCACCATCAACTACAATTAGCAATTCATTGTATGTGCCTGGAATTGAAGTTAAATCAACTGAAGCAGTTGCTGTTATTGCTGTTGTTGAAATTAAGGTCATGCCGCCACTTGTGCCACCAACTGCTACCCAAGCTGCACCATCATAATATTCTGTTGAATTTGTGTCTTTTAAGAAAGACATGTTGCCTTCTTGTGGGCTAGTAACAGCAGCAGTACGAGCAGCCGCGTTAGCGAATACCCACACTCCCTGCATGAGGTATCCGTTAGTGTCTGCGGCTGTGAGAACATCACCTGTGGCGAATGTCTTGAAGCCTTGTCCTGCTGCCATATGTTCTCCTTAGTAAGATAAAGTGCTAGTCCCTAGCACTCCATAAAGTGATGAGTCAAGTATAAACGAATCTATAATTGGTTCAAGTGTGGTTAAGGTCGTTTTCCAGTTACTTGGCTTGATGTCATGGGACACGCCAAATACCTGCAAAGTCTTGGTTAGGGTCGATGAACCCGGTTGAGTAGTTGTTACCGTGATTGGATCAAAGAAATCAAGATCCAAAGCGGCAGTAATGCCAGCGTCATAGTTGGCAGTATAGAGATCCAGAGTGACTGCATCGCATCGGATCGATGTTTCTTGCCTAGAGGCCAAGAATGCTCTTGCATTGTCAAGAGCTTCTGTGTCTGTCTCCATCAAAAGGTTTTGCTCTTGATATGAGTGCAAGAAATACTTATCAATGGAGTCTTGATTGCTCGCTACCTGAGCTGTGCCGCCTGTGCGAGTAACGCTAACCTTGTTAAATACCAGGGTATCGTCTAACTTCCATAAAGCATTGTTATACGAAATGCCAGTGCCATTGTCGTTAAAGTCAACTGGTGTGCCAGCAACACTAGATGAAGTAAGTTGGCGGTCTTGGAAAACTAGGTTGCCAAATCCGTCCATATACAAAGAACCATATTCGGTGCTGGTGACTGTTTGCATTGCAGCTAAAGAAGTTCTAAGAGTGCCTGGGTCTGCTTGAACCGTGGTTTGTCCAGCATCGATGTCCCGCATGCCAGCAGGCCACCCAATCGAATCAAGGATCTTGCCTATGCGAGTGCCACTTGTTTGACCGCTAGGAGTCGTTGCCACTGTTGTTATCTGGGCATTTGCAAAAAGTCTAAATCCGTCCACTGCTTGAATGGTTGTGTAAACGACTTCACCAACATCGCGCGGAGTAGTCGTGTTGTAAGAAGTTATGTATCCAGCAAAGATTGGATAAGTAGTTCCATTCCAAGTTGCAGTTATAGTTACCTTACGCATTGGATTCAGCAAGTTGTAATAAGGACTTGCTGGGTTCATCGGGTTAAAATCGCCGTTCTGATCAATGATGCGAAGGGTCATTGTGCCAGTCTGAAATACATCTGAAAGAGCTGTGCGACCGCGTGTGGTTTTAATCGAGTCAACTTGGTTGGACACATCGACTGTGACTGCTGTGCTATCAGCTAAAGCATTGACTCCGAGAACTCCTGAATCAAGAATCATAGGCGAGGCAAAGCCAGCACCCGTTGAAAAGTTGATAATGGCGTTAATTACTGGAATTGCCATTTTTAACCACCATCAGGAATGACAGAGCCCGGTGCAAATCTGTTAGTTCCATTTGTATTGGCAACGATTACTGCATCGCCAACTGCCTTGACAAAATCATCTTGCATGATGGTAGTGCCGTTGTTATTGACAATGATTGTTGGTGCTGGTGCTGGTACTGAAGTAGAACTTGGCATTGAAAATCCATAGAGTTCAGATAATCCACCTAAGAAAGCAAAAGGGTTGGTATTAACTGGCTCAGCGTTCGTGGTTGTAGGTATATTGTTTGTTGGCGGAATGACAGGTGGGTTAGCTAATACTTCAGTTGCAGCTGTTACTGCTGCCACTTTAGTATCATAATTACGATCTGCATTCTGACTAGGATTGTAATTAACACCAGGAACTAAGCCAGGAACATCGGCCAAACCTTTGCCATATTTACCAAGTTCAATTAAGGCTAAAGATAAACTACCTGCCCATGTAGCAAAAGGATCTTTGGTTGCAGCAATAATTGCAAGATCAGCAGCAATCTGGGCATTCTTCTTTTGAATATCTGCAAGTTTCTTTTCTAGTGTTTCTGCAGTTGCAGCATCTTCTTCCAATATTGCTCGCATAAGAAGCAGACGAGTTTTTTCTTCTTCTGTGATCTTGCCTTTTAGCGCGGCTTCAATTTGAATCTTGTTAATGTTAAACATGGAATCGGATTTGTCCAGTATCGCTTTGTTAGCAGCAGCCTTTTTATCGGCTGCAATCTTTGCAGCGGCGGCGGCTTTTATCGCCTTTAACCTAGCGGCTTCTGCAGCAGCTTCTCTTCTTGCTGTCAATAATTCAGTTGATACGCCAGAACCGCCTGTGAAGAATCTACGAGCAGAAGGTCTTTTAACTAATTTCTGAGCTGTGCCTTCAGTAACGTTTCCAGTTACTAATGCGCTAAGCCAATCTAGGGCGTTATATTTTGAAGCATCTGAAAGCATCTGGCCTAAAGCACTAGAGAAAGTGTTTATATTGGCTGTTGCTTGATCGATGTTGCCGTTACCAGCAAGAGCAGCAAAAAGATCAACCAAACCTTTTCCGATTGATTCTTTAGCATTATCAGCTGCAATGCTTAACTTTTCAACAGATCCGGCATAAGTATCAATAGATGCTTTGCCAGCACCTTTGCTTTGCTTTGTTAAAATTGCCTGAATTTCTTCAAATGACTTTGAAGCAAGTTGTGCTTGAGTCAAGCCAGTATATAACTGTTTTAATCCCTTGTAATTGCCTACATAAGCATTGGCAAGAATATCGACAGTTGAGGCAAAATCAATACCATTAGCAGCTGATACATCGAAGGCCAAAGCCATTAAGTCTTGAGTTTTAGTGGTTGATAAGGTTACTTTGGCAAGTTGTGCGTAGGCTGGTCTCAATAGATCATCAGATACAGCAGCTTGCGCTTCCATATTCTTAATGAAATTATCTGCATTGGCAGACTGATAAGCCAGACCAAGGTTTTTAAGGTTAGTTCTTAATACTCTAATTGCTCGATCATCTTCGGCAAATGCTTTGACTGAGGCTTTGCTAAAGTCAAGAATGGCCTTGGCGCTAAAGGTGATACCAATAGTTTTGCCTAAAGTCTTAACGCTCTTTTCAAGGCTTGAAGTTGCATTACCAGCATCTTTGAAAGCCTTCTTGCCAGTGAATTCAGCTGCGACATCAATAATTACATTGGCCATTATCCGCGCACCTGGGCTCTCTTGTTAAGTTTGGCAGTTACCTTTTCAATGGCTCTGATTACGCCATCTTGTGCCTTGCCACGATCTTCTTCATAGGCGCGATATAGAACGCGACCTTGCATCTCGTTTCTGCCTTTCATGACAGATCCGTATTTACCTCTAATGTTTTTAACAAAGACACTATCAGGATTGACTCGACCAGCAATTTCATAGATTGCACCAGCTGCACTCTTATTGAATAAGCGCGCTAGGGATCTGAAGCCTCTGCGATCTGGCTTTGATGGTGTTGTCTTGTAACCAATACCACGCTTAACTAAAGAAGCATTATAGGTAGGGAATCGACCTTCATTAAAAGATCTTGGCTTCCAGTTGCTTAGTGTTTGACTCTCAGAAGGCGCATAGCCCCGAGCCGCCTTCACAACGGGCTTCAGGGCTATTGCCATCTCTTTTGGTAATTGTTTAGCTAAATCAGGTGTGAATTGACGTAAGGATTTACGAAGTGCGACCGCGCCCTTTACTGCGACTGGCATCTTTTATCTCCTTGTTTCGATCTTTCATAGCCTGTAATAAAGCCTTAAACATTCTCGAATCAAGTTCGAGTAAGTCATTAGGCGCAATTCTTGTTTCCAGACTTACTCTTGCGACTAAGTAGGTAAAAGAGTCACGCCCTATAATTCCGGGCTGTCATCTAGAACTTCCACCTTTGCAAGTGTTTCTAGAAACTCTGCACCGAAAGGTTTGACAGTTTCACCGCTACGGCGAATGCACTCCCAAGCCAGCCAATACACATCACTCTGTTTTTCATCGTCACGGAAGGCTTTGTGAAAGCCTTTCTTGGCGTAAACCTCGAATGCGTATTCGATCGATGGGGTTATCTGATGATCAGATACAGAGCCATCTGCCCTTGTGATCTTTAGCTTTGCCATTCTTTAGCCCTTTTCTTTAGTAGTTAAATTATGCCCAAGTACCAGTTGAAGCAGTTGTTGTCTTGCTGTTGCAGGTAAATGTTAGGTCTAGCATACCTTCATCGCCGACTGCGCCGTTGATGTCTGTTAGGTTATCGACCAAAATCGTTCCCGAATATAGTAAGTTCGTTGCTGATATTGCGACATCTGACATCTGAATTGCTTGCCATGCGACAGTTGTGCCATAAGCAGCCTGAAGTGTTGCTAGAACGTTTGAAGCAGCTGTGTCGTTCAAGAATGACACTGTAAGGGTATCTGCTGAAAGTCCGGTAACAAACTTGTGGGCTGTGTCGCCCATAGCAGTAACTTCGATCTGGTCTGACTGACGATTAAGTGTGAACGCAGTGACGTGATCTGAAAGATTGATAGTGGCAATCTTTAGACCAACTTTGTTATTTAGAAAAATTGCCATGATTATTCTTCTTCCTTCTTAGTAGTTACTGGCTTTGCTGGTGCATCGGTGATCTGACCAATCTTCTTCAAGAAGGCTAGATCCTCTGGTGTTAGGTCTGACATGTTAACTCCAACTTGTTAGGATTGATACGGACATCTCGCAGCTGAGCAGATCACCTGATGCAGCGTTGAGAACACTTGGGGCAGATACACTGCCTACATTATACGTCAAAGAACTAGCAGCTAATAAGTTAAACACTCTAACCAAGTTAGTTTCAATGCCGTTTAGGTTGCCTTCGTTATCGAATAAAGGCACTGTAATAATAATCTTAAAGTTAGCTAGGGGGCTTACTGTGTTACGCGCATTGTTGCTTGGCGCGAGGTAAGGATCGTCCGGGCTTACAATAACTGAATTAGCAAGAACTACTGAAGGCGGAAATGCAAAAGTCTGCCAAAGTGTGTTGTCAACTAGGGCAGTTGCAAGTGTGGTTCGAAGGGTAGTTATCGCTGCTGGCATTAGCCCACCATTGAGCGAGGGTCTAGCGCGTGTGCGATCAATCCTCTGACCTTAGCGAGCAGCTGTGCTGACATTCGATAAGGTGAGGGCTGGAAATCGACAGAATTAGAACCAGTCAAAGTGCTGGTTCTTGCTTGCCAAATCTCGACAGCTATCATGAGAGCCGCATTCTGAATAGCCATGTCGGCTGTCCAGTCTGTGTAAGTTCTTGAAGCAACTGAGCCATAAGGCGCAATAGCATGCTTAGGTTGCGCTGTTGCATGCGCGGTATTCATTGTAATCGAGTAATCGCCAACGGCTGTTAAAACTTTGCTTCCATTGTAATTACTGCCACAATTTGTAATTGTTACAGTTTGACCAACATAAAAGATTTCTTTGACAGGATCATTAAAATAAAGAGTTCCTGAACCAACAATGTTTTCGTGTGCTGAGGCAAAATAAGTTGGAGTCCAAAGCATTGGAAGTAGCACTGCATCTGTTGCATCGCAAACTTCTTGGATTGTCGCATCTGGGTACAGCGAGCCAACGCCAAGCGTTGCTTTGAGTTCAGCTACTGTGCAGAGTGCCATTCCAATTCCTTTCTAAAGACCAAGAGGGGGCAAGGGCTATGCCCCCTCTTAGCGACTTAGTTTGTTGCTAGATTACGCTACTGCTAGGTAACGGAATGCTGTTGGGTAGCGATTAACTACTGCAACGTATCCGTAAATGCCGATTTCAAGCTGACCGTTAGCGACAACATTTGCACGAATCTGAAGTGTTCCGCTTTCGTGGAATCGCATTGCCATTGAAGGATAAACAAGTGCGTACTTAGAACCTGCGTCATTGCCTGTGTAGTTTGGATCAACTACGAGTGAAAGTCCAGCTACTGTTCCAGCAGTTGAACCCTGTGAAATCAATCCGTTAGCATTCTGAGGTGCTGCTGCTGCGAATAGAGGACGACCAGTTGAATCCACTGCACCAAGTAAGCCAGCGAAGTCAATGTCATTAACTCCACCACTTGTTGCAACTAGCAAGCGGTTTGGTGTCTGGCGCATTACGCCGAATGAATCAGCAATGCCATCTGCGATTGACTTATAGACTGTAGAACCTGATGAAGCTGCTGAGTTTTGTGCAGCAATTTGTGCAGCGTAAGCATCAGTCTTTTGAGCATAGCTTGCAGCCAACTCGCGTAAATACAAGTCAAGGAAACTTGGGTCTGATCGATCAACGAGCTCTACATCCAGCTTTCCAGCTCCTGCGAACTTAACAACTGTGTCTTCTTGGAAGGTAACTGTTGTATCTGTTGATGAGAACTCTGCTGCTTCTGCTGTCAAAGCAACAGTAGCCTGTGTTCCTAGCTTAGGAGTGAAGATCTTCATTCCGCTTGCTGGAAGTGCAGCGCGCTCGATTGAATCAATGAATGGGCGTGATGAATCGATGATACCGATTACATCTTTTAAGTATGTTGGTGGAACCATACCTGTGTTTTCTGCGACTGTTGCAACTTGTAGAGCTGCCATTAGTTCGCGAGCATCTGCGTCGCCGCGTGATGCGTTAAGTTGAGCCTTGGCGTATTGCCCAGCTGTGATGTTTAGATTGAGGCGCGGTGTTGTGTACGCCATTGCTGTAATTGTAGGGCGAGCAGCTTCCACAGCCGCAGCTTCTACCGGTGTTGCTTCGACTGTTGTGTCTTCCACGACTGTCTCGCTTTCTGTTTGTGGGGTTTCTTCGACAGGGATTGTTTCCTCTGCCGCGATCTCTAATATCTGAGAACTCGCAAATGCGGGAACAGTTACTAAAGAAACTTCTTTGAGTCTTGCTGATGAAACAACTGTGTGTCCATCTTTCGACGGTTGTGAGGCAAGAATTTCTGCCCCGATGCTCAAACCTGTAACAAGTCCTTCTTGAGCCATGATCAAAGCGTCATTACCGCCTGATGATCGGCTTAACTTAAATGTTGCATAAATACCATCTGCACGAGTTTCAGCAGCAGTCATGCGACCAATAGGCTTTTTTAGATCGTGCTGTGATAGCAATTTAATCTTTGAAGGATCTGCAATATCGATTGAGTTAGCAGCAAAAGTATATGCGCCCAAATTAGTGTGGCCTACTTCGCCTGTACCTAGTGGCACAATCTTGCCTGAAATTTCGCGACGCTCTTCTGAGCATTCAATTGATGATGCTTCAATGTATAAAGTTTCCATTAGCTGCCATTCCCGTTAGGTGATAGGTCTTCCATTTGCATTGCTTGTTCGGTTGTGATTAAACCAAGTGCCAGCATCTTTTCTAGCACTAATAATCTTTCCATTGGCTCTGTGCGCAGGAATGAATCGTCTAAACTAAATTTTACATAATGACCGGCAGTGGATACATCGTCCATGCTGAGTCTTGACTCAATGGCAGAAACATAGGGTTGCAAAGTAAATGCAACCATTTGTTTGCGTTCATCTTGAACATTTGCATAAGTCATTGTTGTATTCATTGAAGCAGAAACATAATATGGATCAACAGAACACAATCTGGCACATTCAGTTGCTAATCCTTGAATCGCGTCTTGGTAAGCCATATCTTTAGGACTAAAGCCAGTAACTTTGTAATCAAGAGTTGAAGTTAAATAAGCAGTGCCATTATTTTGGCGAGCGCGCTTCCAAGCAGCTAGTAATCCAGAAACTTCAGCAGGTGGAAGATCCGCACCAGAATTTTTTAG